GGCGACTCCCCGAAGAAGACCCCCACCAAGGCCCAGCAGGAGTGGGACCGCGAAGCCGACAGCGACTTCGGCGTGAGCACCCCCCGCCCCGACAAGGGCTACGGCGATGACATGTCCGACTCCGACCTGGAGTTCTACTCCAAGCCGACGGGTCCGGACGACCGGCGCACGCCCTCGCAGCGCAAGTACGACCACGCCGCCGACTCTGACTTCGGGATGGACGGCAAGCAGCAGCGTCCGGACGAGGGCTTGGGCGACCAGGCTCCTGAGGAGCCCAAGCGTCAGGCCCCGCCCGCCGACAAGGGTCCCGCCGACCCGAGCAAGCCGCTGGGGAACGGCAACTGGGACGCGACCTCCATGGGCCGCTCCGTGGCCGCTCCGGACCCTGGTGAGGTCGCTGCCATGCAGGCCAGCCCGTACACGTCCAAGTACCTGGACGAGAACGGCAACCTGACGCCCGAGCGCATTGCCGTGCACGACGCGATCATCGCCTCGTTCCTGGAGGGCCTGGAGGCGCAGGAGAACCCCACGCAGTTCATGAACGGCGGCGGTCCCGCGTCCGGCAAGGGCACGATGACCAAGGGCAAGAACGCCGAACTGACGAACTACCCGTCCTCGCGCCGCGTCAACGACGAGGACCCGGACGGGGGCTTCGAGGAGTTCACGGGCGACAAGCCCGGCGCGCTGCTCATCGACCCCGACGCGATCAAGATGCAGTTGCCGGAGGTCAAGGAGGCGCGCGGTCGCCAGGCCAAGGGTGAGGGCACCGAGGACGACAAGCAGTGGGCCGGTTCCTCGCACGAGGAGTCCAGCCAGTTGGCCAAGCGTCTGCACCGTGCTGCTCTGGAGCGCGGCTACAACGTCATCTACGACGGCACCGGGAACTCCTCCGCGAACTCCGTGCGCTCCAAGGTCCGGGCCGCGCGCGACCTGGGCTACCGGGTCGAGGCCAACTACCTCTACCTGGAGCCGCAGGAGGGCATCTCCCGCGCCAAGATCCGCGCCGACCGGGCCAACCGCATCGTCCCGGCCAGCCAGATCACCGGGACCTACGCGAAGTTGCCGGAGATCTTCGATGAGTTGAAGGAGGACGGCACCTTCGACAAGGTGAACCTCTTCGACAACAACGTGGCGTACGGCGAGCCCGCCAACCTCATCGGGTCTGGTGACGGTCGGAAGTTCGACATCGCTGACCCGGAGGCGTACCAGAAGTACATGTCCTCCCGTGAGCGCACCGACTCCACGCGCTTCGTGTCGGCTGCTCAGTCCGCGCTGGACGGCTACTCCGCCCTGGAGCCGCAGACCACGTCGATGCTCAACGACCTGGCCGACCAGCACGGGGCGGAACTGGCTGGGCTGAACCATCGCCTGAAGACCCCGGAGTCCATGTCCCGCAAGATGGTGGACCTGGCCCAGAACACCGGTCTGACGCCCGAGGAGGCCGCTCCGTTCGTGCGTGACGCGCTGCGCTACACGATGCGCGTTCCGGACGAGTCCTACGTGGACACCATCGACGCCGTGCTGGAGGAGTTCCGCCAGCGCAACTTCGAGATCGACGCGAAGAACACCTGGGCACCGGGCGCGTCCTACCAGGGCGTCAACGTCACGCTGACGGACCCGGACACGGGCAAGTCCTTCGAGGTCCAGTTCCACACGCCGGAGTCCCTGCGCGTGAAGCACGACCTGAACCACGCCATCTACAAGAAGTCCCGCACGATGAAGGCGAACTCCGCCGAGCGTGCGGCGCTGGAGGCCGAGATGGTCGCCAACCTGAAGGACGTCGCGATCCCCGACGGCATCCAGGGTCGCCAGTTCTGACATATTGCTTGATTCTGCTATTGTTGTACCAAGGAGGAGGTGACGAGCATGGAGTACTACGACTGGCACGGTAAGCGCCTGTTCCGTCGGGACCCGGCCAAGGGGACCGAGGAGCGCTGGGACGACAAGGCTGGTGGCTGGGTAGACGTCGATGACTTCGTCACCCGCGAGGCCATCAACGACCCCGACCCTGGCTTCAACCAGGTGGACGAGGCCACGGCGAAGAAGACCTACGCCGCCGCCTTCGCTGCTGGTGCGAAGACCGTCGAGGCGGTCCAGAACGATGGAGCCCAGGGCGACTCGCGCTTCAACGCGCTCTCCGTCGAGGACATGTCGCGCGTCCAGGGGTACATCATGGGCGGAAAGACTGCCCAGGACTACCTCTCGGACAACAACATCGATCCGGAGTCGGACGTCGCGGACCAGGCGATCCTCTACGCCGACCTCATGCAGGAGGCCTACGACGGCCTCACCCCGGGGCAGACGCTCGACGCCCCGAGTGAGTTCTCCTGATCGATGCCGTCCTACAGCGACCAGGCAGGTGCCGCACGGTACGTCAGCAAGGCCAAGGCCACGCTCGACTTGCAGGTGCGGCACCTTGTCATGGGCGCAGCAGCCTCGTGGATGGGCGAGGAGAAGCCCTCGCTCGCATCTGGCTTCCCTGAGGTCGAGAAGGTCGTCAGAGGCGCGTACCACACGGGCGCTGCCCTGGCCCGAGTCCACATCACGAACCAGGCCGACCTGCCCGGCTGGACGGCTCCCGAGGAGAAGCGCACCCCGCCGTACCTGAAGTCGCTGCTGGACGACGTCCGCAACAACATGCGTGACTACCTCAACGGCCCGCGCGACGAGAAGGCCATGCGCCGCCTCATGCTGCGCGTCCAGCACAGCGCCGGGGTCGCCAGCCAGCGCGGCTTCACGGACGCCATGATCCGTGCCGCAGCCTCCCTGGAGAAGGCAGGCGTGTCCGTCCGCAAGGTCTGGACCGCCTCCTTCATCAACAACGACCCGTGCCCGGAGTGCCGACGCCTCCACGGCACCGAGGTGGGCGTCAACGAGCAGTTCGAGGTCGGAGCGACCCGCGTCTACCGGGACCTGCTGGGTCCGCCCGCGCACCCGCACTGCCACTGCACGCTGGTCATCTTCATCGTCGGCGCGGACAACGCTGCCGAGGAGATCGACCTGGCCAAGCCGGAGACGCCTGCGCCCAAGGAGTTGTCCTCCAACGACGTCAAGGATCTGAGCGAGAACGTCTTCTTCACCCTGCTTGCCTCCCTTGCCCGAATCATCTTGTTCCTGGTCAAGGGGAAGCGATGAGCAACGAGTCCGGCCGCATCATGTTCGACACTCTCGCAGCCGCCGCCACAGGCCTGCGCGCGACCCTGAAGTACGCCCGGACCTGCGAGGAGACCTTCACCTTCGGTCCGCTCACGGCACAGCAGATTCTTGCCTCGGGGCTGCACCTTCAGGGCCAGACGAACAAGATTCGCGGTATGCTTGAGGACGTCCCGGGGACCACCTGGTACGCAGACTGAGAGGGTCCCCAGCGTGGAGATCAGTGCGAACGCCCCCGAGTTCCGTCGGGTCAGGACGGCTGAGGGCGCGGCCTACTACGGCCTCCCCATCGGGTCCCTCATCAAGCCGGGCGCAGCCAAGGCCATCGTCAAGAAGGACTCCTGGAACTCCAAGACTCCGGTCAGCCCCACGGTCGCTCTCAACGAGTACCTGGGCAAGGTGGGCGAGGACGGCGACGTCGGTCCGGCTCCGCTGAAGGGTCCGGCCCTCTTCGAGGTCGATGGCGAGTCGTACTCCGCCCCCAAGGGCTCGCGCCTGTTCTCCAACGCCGACGGCTCGGTCAAGTACGTCATCACGCCGGATGGTCACGTCACCCCCTTCACCAAGGACGCGCAGGTCGCCCTCGCGCCCGCGCTGGGCAAGTCGCTGCACGCGCAGTTGACCAAGCCGGGCGGGAACGAGAAGTACAAGGAGGAGCAGTTCGGCAAGAGCGGTCTGGTGCAGCCCAAGTCGGGTGACACCTCCGCCACGGACGCTCCGGTGGGCACCACTGTCGTTTCTCGAAACGGCGACTTCAGCCTGACGAAGACCGAGACCGGCTGGGAGTACCCGGCCTTCGGCATCGAGGTGGACAACGAGACCGTCCAGGGCCTCATGGACAAGGGCGACCTGTCCACCCCCACGCCCGAGGCCGCACCTGAGGAGCCTGTCGCTCCCGAGCCGAACGACGGTCAGATCGTCCCCGTCGAGGAGCCCGCTGCTGAGCCCTCCGTGGACGAGCAGGCTGCCGCCTCCGACGACGCGATGTTCGGAGACCCCGGAGCCGACCCGGACTTCACGCCCAGCCCGGCGATGGACTGGGACTCCCCCGCCCCGGAGACCGCAGCCGTCCCCTCCATGGAGGAGATCCTCGCGGTCCCCGGCCCCTCGCTGGCCGACATGCCGCAGATGCAGTTCCTCGCGGCTCTGGACGCCTACCCCGAGGGCAAGGTGCTCTTCGCCCCGAACGAGAACATGCCTGAGGGTGCGGTCCAGTACACCAAGGGCCTGGACGAGAAGTGGCACACCCAGACCGGTGGCACCTACAGCGCCGGGATGATGTGGTACGTCCACTCCGCGCTCACCGAGGAGAACCCGGCACCCGAGTACTCGGGCACGCCGGAGGCTGCACCTGAGGACCCGACGCTGGGCAAGCAGTTGCACTCCACGCTGGCCGACGTCGCGCCGAAGATGGCATCGAAGATCAAGTTCAAGGAGACGAGCGCACCCAAGGGTGCCTCCGAGCCCTTCAACACGGACAAGAACGCGCCGCTGGCCGACATCAAGACCCAGGCCGCAGCAGACCTGGCCGACTCCGCCAACGCCCTGATGGACAAGATCACGGCGAAGGAGGAGGCCAAGGCCTCCGCTCCTGAGGTCACGAAGGAGTCCGTCCAGGTCATCCCCGAGGGCAAGATGATCGCCCACGCGGATGTCGTCGCAGCCATCGAGGGGCTGGAGGGCCACAGCGGCTTCCAGGTCGCCTACGGCCTGAAGGGTCTGCCGGACTCCAACCCGTTCAAGGACCCTGGCCTCCAGAACCAGATCAAGGACTACGCCTCCGAGGCGTTCCCCGACCTGAAGCCCAAGCCCGCCTTCGTGGCCTACCTGAAGCAGAAGGCCGGGATCGCCACTCCCGCCGAGGAGCAGAAGGCCAGCGGCCCCAAGAACATCACCATCGGCTCGGCCACGCCCAAGAACGTCGGCGTCCAGGGCTACGACGGTGGACAGTTCTCCGAGCAGGACATCACCGAGGCCATCGCCATCCTGGAGGACTTCCAGGGCAAGGCGTTCAAGGCCGCGCTGAACAAGAAGGGCAACGCGCTGGGGACCCTGGACCCCACCAAGATCGTCGGGTTCGACAAGGACAAGACGGTCATGAAGGACAAGTTCCTGGCGCTGCTGAAGACCAAGGTCTCCACGCCCAGCACGGTGGACCCCGATGCGCTCAACACGGCCATCGACAACGCGACCGACCCGCACGCTGCTCCCTCCTTGACGCAGAAGGAGATCGCTGCGCTGCCCATCGGCACGGTGGGCTCCTTCGATGACGGCACGCACATCGGCACGTGGAAGAAGACCGCCGAGAACGAGTGGACCATGACGGCCACCTCGAACTCCGGTGCGCAGTCCTCCGTCGGCAACAAGGTCTCCGACTTCGCCATCTCGGGCTGGACCGAGGAGGGCGACCCCTACACGATCAGCGCGCCGTCCTCCGAGCCTGCGCAGGTACCCCAGAAGCCGACCCTGGAGCACCTGGAGAAGGCCGGTCACGGCTCCTCGATGACGCTCACCTGGAACGGCGTCGGACACGACTTCTGGAAGAACGGCGACTACTGGGACGACGGCTCCTCGAAGTTGCACGACAAGGCCTTCAAGATCCTGATGGACTCTGAGGGCACGTTCGTCTCGGACATCACGATCTTCCCCAAGAACGTAGAGCCCGTTGCGGTGCCGGACGTCCCGACGGCTCCGATCATGGGCACCGTCAACCCGTCGCTGCTGGACGTCATCGCTGCTCCCCAGTGGAAGGCGGTCCTCCAGGTCACGGACGGCGACGACAACGTCGAGTTCTACGTCAAGAACGACAAGAACGAGTGGATTCAGGCTCTCGACGCGGGCGGCGAGCCCATCGACGCAGGGCACTACGGCGGGCCGTCCAACGCCAACATGCACCTCATCACCAAGGCTCCCGGCTCCAGCGCGTACCTGGCCGTCGTCAACCCGGAGGCCAGCAAGCCGGAGTACGCGCAGGCCCCCGCAGCCACGCAGAAGGTCGCACCCACCGCGAACATCCCGGTCGTCGGCACCTTCACCGCGAAGGACGTCCAGACGACCCCTGTGGGCACCTTCGTGGCCGTCTTCGACTCCTCCGGTGGCGGGCAGTCGCACCGCCTGGAGAAGACCGGTGGGAACGAGTGGACGTTCATCGAGTCCACCGATCCTGACCAGGAGATCGGGGAGACGCTGACCTCCTTCGAGATGGAGGCGTACGCGGAGCACCAGGCGGTGTCGATCTCCTTCGACGCCCCCAACTCCACCTTCGTTTCTGGATACCAGGCGGCGCAGGACAAGGCCAAGGTTCAGACCGGTGGCCCCCTCGCGCAGGAGGGCAAGGACGCCGCCTCCTACCAGGTCGCTCACGTCGGTCTGGGCTCCGTGCTGAACATGCACACGAAGTACGTCAACGACGAGGGTCAGACCGAGGTCACCGACTACACCTTCGTCAAGACCGGCCCGAGCAAGTGGGAGATCTCGGACACCAACTCCTTCATCTCCGAGTCCGGGGACGAGTGGCCTGACACGAAGATCGAGGACGCGCTCGACAAGGGCGCAGAGGCCACCTGGGACGTCGTCCACGAGGCGGAGTCTCCCGCGCCTGAGAAGCCCGCTGCCGAGAAGACGCTGACCGAGCACCTGGCCACCAAGGATCAGAACGCCATCGTCAAGGTCGTCGGCCCTGACGGGAAGAACGCCAGCCTGGGCCTGCCCTCCACCGCAGGGACGTGGCTGGTCAACAAGGAGCACGGCTCCCCTGTCGAGGTCATGACCGGCCCGCAGTTCGCCAAGTGGCTGGAGACGCAGCCGAACTGGGCTGCCTTCTACGACGGCGAGTGGCACTACAGCGACAAGAACGACGAGCAGGCCGCTCCTGTCGTGGCCAACCCCAGCGGGCTGGAGCCTGGCAAGTACGCCAGCAACGGCAAGGCGTACATGATCGTCAAGGCGGACGGCAAGGGCGTCTACGTGGACTCCAAGGGCACCGTCACCGCCCTGACCGTCGCCAAGGTCAAGTCCAACCACGCCGCTGGGATGAACAACTACCAGGGCGTGCCGGACACCATCCCGGCGATCACCCCGGTCAAGGACAAGAAGCCCGTCTCCGTGGACAAGATCCCGGACGGGACCTACTTCAGTGGTGACCCCAACGACGTCAAGACGCCCGTCTACACGGTCGCGGACGGCAAGGTCACCATCACCAAGCCGAAGACCTCCACCGAGGGCTCCACGTCCAAGGTGGGCTCGAAGGTCACCTCGTACTGGATGGACGCCGCCTCCGTGGGCGCGAGCCTTCAGTACCAGAACAAGATCTACGTCAAGACCGACACGGCCCTGGAAGCGTCCTCGTGGGTCGGTAAGGCCGATGGCGTGGCCATGACCGACTACCAGTACAACTCGAACCACTCGCCGTACTACTCCTACGGCAAGATCATGAGCCACGGCGCGCAGGAGCCGGTCGAGATCCCGCTGGCCAAGGCCAAGACCCTCTTCGCCACCGGCAAGTTCGTGGACCTCAACGGCAACTCTGTGGTCCCCGAGGGCTACTCCGGTGCGGTCATGTTCTTCGGTGGCCAGACCACGATGCCCGCGCTCATCAAGGCGAAGGCGATCCTGGAGGCTGACCCCACCAAGTTCACGATGACCGAGTTGAACCAGTTGGCCACGCTCGGCGTCAAGATCAACCAGCCGCTCCTGAAGAAGAAGACGCTGGCCGACAACGGAGGCGCTCCGGAGACCAACGGCCAGGGCGTCGCGTACAACAAGATTCTCACCGACCAGATCAACCTCTTCACCGACGGCATCGAGATCGAGGAGCCGCAGGGAGACGCTGCGGATTACTTCACGTTCAACGGTCAGGGTGAGGCTGCCTTCCCCGCCGATCTGGCCACGATGAGCACCTACTCCAAGCCGGAGAAGAACGCCTGGATCAAGGCCGCGTCCCTGTCCATCGGGGACGGCAAGATCATCGGCCTCAACCCGGTGAAGTTGTCGCCCTCCGAGGCCGACTCGTGGATCACCGCGTTCCGCTCCGGCAACTTCGCCCAGATCTACTTCCTGGACGTCAACGCGGCCACCCGCCCCGGTGCCAAGCCGATGCTGGAGGGCTACAAGCACCCCGGCTCCCCGGAGAACGAGGACACCCACAAGGTGGCCTGGCAGCCCGCTGTCGAGGGCGAGATCTCCGCGCTGAAGGACGTGCCCGGGAACTGGACCTCGCTGAACATCCAGGCCTCGCTGGCGGAGATCGACAACTACCTCATCTCCGCTCAGATGCAGAACCCGACGTTCCTGACGAACTCGGAGAAGCGTGCCTGGGTCCAGCGTCACCGTCAGTCCAACAAGCCCGGCGTGGACGCGCTGTCGGTGCTGGCCAAGCAGCGCGCGGACGCGGGCCAGACGCCGCTGTCCGACCCCATCGCCTGGACCGACGACCTGAAGCCCGCCAAGTCCTACGACAACCTCTTCGACGACACCGAGCACCCCGTGGGCGTCTGGTACGGCCAGACCGCGCTGGACTACTACAACGACCACAAGGACGAGAACCCTGACCTGGTGAAGGCCTGGGACGCCGAGACCTCGTACGCCTACAACGAGACCTACAAGGCGCAGACCGTCCTGGAGGGGTACTTCGCTGCGGAGAAGGAGAAGGCCTACCAGAAGAGCCTGATCCCGGTCTACACGAAGAAGCCCATCCAGACGGTCAAGCAGGGCACCCACCCGATCTCGCAGTGGACCGACCAGTGGGGCAACGAGTACTTCTTCAAGCCCCGGCCCAAGGGCATGGAGTTCCGCGCCGACATCGAGGCGCTGGGCAACTCGCTGGGCCGCTTCTGGGGGTACGACTCCGCCACCCCGCAGATCAAGACCGGCGACGACTCGCTCGATGGCGCGCACTACGGCCTGCTCATGAAGGGTGTCCCGGCTGTCGGGGACCTCATGGGCGTGGACTTCGGCACGCTCTCCAGCAAGCAGATCGGTGACATCGCGGGCGAGCACGTCCTGGACTGGATGCTCGACAACGACGACACCAAGGGCGACAACGCGCTCATCACGCCGGACGGCAAGATCGTCGGCATCGACAAGGGCCGCACGTTCGTCTCCTACGGCCACTGGGACGGCCTGAACCCCGACGGGATGAACACCAACGCGAACGTCGTCTACGGCAACATGCTGAAGGCGGTCGCGGCAGGCAAGATCTCCAAGGAGACGGCGGACGCTGCCTACCTCCTGATGCAGAAGCGCATCAAGCGCATCCAGAAGTCCGACTCCGAGGCCATGGCTGCCATGGTCACGGACGCGATGAAGCACCGCGACAAGGGCTACAAGGTCCCCTACAAGATCGACGGCAAGTTGGTCTCCCAGGACCTCAACGGGCTCCTGGCAGCCATCGAGGACCGCAAGTCGAAGTTGGACACCGACTTCGCTGCGCTGTGGGCCGACACCTACAAGAAGGCCGGGTACGGCGACCTGCCTGAGATCCCGCTGAAGGCCGTCGATGGCATCATTTCTGGATTCGATGACCCGGACCTGGGCGTCGAGATCCTGCGGGCCAAGAGCCACAGCAAGTCCACGATGGTCGGAGGCTCGCACGTGCACGGCGGCGACATCCAGATCTGGACCGACAAGACCCCCGACGGGCAGATGAACGTCGAGGGCCGCATGTTCCTGTCCTTCCGGGCACAGGACCAGATGATCGCCACCCTGAAGGGCATGTCCACCCCCGAGGCCCAGACCGAGTCCGGCGCGTTCCCGGCCCACCTGGACATCTACTGGCAGCCCTTCTTCACCGCCGCCAAGACGGTCAACCACCACAGCGCCGACGGTGCGTACAACATGACGTCCATCGGTGCCTGGGAGGAGAAGGAGAAGGCCCTCAACGCTGACCTGCTGGCCTGGTCCCCGGACCTGAAGACCAGCAACATCAACGGCGTCGAGACGGTCGCGTTCCCCTCCGGGACCTCTGTGCCCAAGAACCAGATGGGCCAGTACAAGATGATGCTGGACCACTACGCCGCGCAGTCCGCCTCGATCCGCAAGGGCTACGAGGAGAAGGCCAAGATCATCCCGCACATCGAGCAGTACAAGTCGGTGACGATCCAGCCGAACGACTTCTACCAGAGCGAGACCGGCCACGCCGTGCTCCTGGGTGACGGCAAGAACTGGCTCGTGACCGACTTCTCGGGCGGCAACGTCGGCACCTACGCGACGGACTCCGACGAGGTGAAGGCCATCAAGGCTGGCGAGAACGGCTGGGCCAAGGTGACCAAGGACAAGCCCGACACCAAGGGCTTCTCCGTGGTGCTGAAGAACCAGACGCACGAGAACCCGGCTTCCATCGGGGACGACGGCGTCAAGTCGATCAAGTCCGAGACCCAGCACGCCGGGACCGGTGCCAAGGGCTCCGAGTACGAGATCACGCTGCCCACGGGCGAGAAGATCTACTACCGCAACTACGGCCAGACGAACACCGTGCGCTCCCAGTCCGGGATGCTCTCCTTCCGGGCCAAGGGTTCGGGTGCCAGCGAGGCAGAGATGGCCACCTCGTTCGAGCGGGTCCAGGCAGCCCTGGAGACGCTGGGCATCTCCACCGCAGCAGCGGAAGAGGACGACGCCCAGAACGTCTACTGGCGCGAGATGTACGACCTGTTCATGCACCGCAACAACAACGGAGCCACGTCGGCACACACGGGCTTCAAGGCCGACGTCGTGAAGAAGCGGAACGAGATCACCAAGGACGGCGCGGACTGGAAGTACTTCCTGGAGGACCTGTCGGCGTCCTTCTCGTCCGCCGCTGAGGAGTCCGCTTGGTGGCGCGAGGTGTACTCCAAGCACTTCGGCAAGGACGTCATCGACAAGGTCGTCAACGAGCGGTCCTACCTGCCCAAGTTCGACCACTTCAACATGGACGACCACGAGTTGGAGACGGGCCACCCGTACTGGATTCGCTTCGACATGACCCTGGACTCCATCCGGGCCACCGGCAAGATTCTTGGTTCGACCTCCTCCAAGGAGCCGACCTACAAGGTCAAGTCCGGAGGCAACCTGGGTGCCGAGGAGCGGTTCCGCCTCACGGGTCAGTGGGCCGACGGGATGTCTGCGACGTCGGACCAGCAGTACGGCTCGGCGCACAACGTCTACACCCGCGTGCAGTCCATGAACGGCGGCTCCTACAGCGGATACCGGACGTTCTACGACCCCGCCGCGATGCTGCGCACCCGGACCTACTCGTTCGCGGGCGACAACTTCGGGCGTCTCGACAACCGCACCTCTGAGGCTCCGATGGACCCCACGCACGCCCTGAAGAACTTCACGGGCGGGTCCAACGAGACGATGCTCCCCCACGGTGCTTCGCTGCTGGACACCATCGAGATGTACGTGTTCGAGCAGGCATCCGCTCGCCAGGAGGCCATCGACTTCCTGAAGAAGCGGGGCATCGAGATGATCCGTGGCTTGCCGGTCGAGGACCGCCTGGTCATGCGCACCAACATCGCAGCGTCTATGGCAAAGGTGAAGGCATCGTGGACGAAGTAGAGCAGGGGCAGGCCATCAAGGAGATCGCCCCGAACGGGATCGTCCGCCTGATCGCGGGGGCGCAGCAGTTGGACTTCTTCGCCCTGTTCGAGGGCACCGAGAAGGACGACTCCGGCGCGTACCTCGTCTTCCGCCTCAGCCCGGACAAGGACTACAAGATTCGGGTGGGCACCAAGGCTCCGGCCCCGGTGGAGAACGGCACGCTGTTCTACGGCACCGAGGACTACTGGCGCATCCGTGCGGCCACGCCCGAGGAGACGACCCAGTTCAACGCGATGATGGAGGAGGACTCCTGATGGCTGACTACCTTCTGCACCTGCGCAAGGACGGGTACCCCGTCGGCATCCACTCCGAGGAGGGAAGTTTCTACTTTCCCACCGACCAGGCGCACGCCGTCTACGGCAAGTCCGTGGTCCAGTCCCGAGGCTCCGAGACCTCCTGGGACGAGTGGCGAGAGCAGTTGAGCGAGCAGGCTCTCAGCCGTCGTGCACGCTGGCTGCCGTTCTCCAGCCCTCGCACGGACATGGACGCCATCCTCCAGGAGTCGCAGTCGTCGTCCGACTACGCACTGGACTGAGCGGAAGCCGATAGTAGAAGTCATGGACGGTCTCGTGGTGGTGCCCCCCGCTCGTGGGGCAGGTGGGTATGTCTCGCTGTCGCGCTCCCAGAAGGGGCGTCTCTTCGAGAAGCACATCCTGTCCTTCGGGGAGTTGATCTACCCCGGCGTCAAGGGCGGGAAGGTCAACATCGACCAGAACTTCGCGGACACCCTCGTCAAGAACTTCGAGGACAAGGTCTGCGACATCGTCCAGGTCCCCCTGGCCGGTGCCAACAACGAGCACACCGAGGACCCCACCCGCAACATCGGTGAGGTCGTCGGCATCAAGGTCCGCGACAAGAAGATCTACGCGGTCCTGGACGCTCGCGAGGAGATCTACGCCTCGCGGCTGGGGACGACCCTGCTGGGTGCGTCGGCCATGCTCCACCTGAACTACAAGGACACCCGTACGGGCAAGGGGATGGGTCCCACCCTCCTGCACGTCGCTGTGACGAACCGCCCGTACGTGCTCGACCTGGAGGACTTCAGCGAAGTCCTCGCCGCTTCTGCCGATGGAACAAGTGAAGGTGCTGTCGTCCTGACCGCGCCGACTACGGAGGACAACATGGATCTCGACCAGATGCTCGCCGCGCTGCGCGAGGACCACGGCATCGACGTGGCGGCGCTCCAGACGAAGGCCGCTGCGGCGGACGACGCCATGGCCCTCAGCAACAAGATCCAGGAGGAGTTGGTCTCGACCGGCCTCCTGACGCTCTCGTCCGGCCAGGAGGTCACCGCCGACACCCTCATCGGTGCCGTCGCGGAGGCCGGGACCCAGATCGCTGCCCTCTCGGGCAAGGTCGAGTCGCTGGAGAAGACGTCCAACGAGGACAAGGCCAAGGCGCGCATCGACTCGCTCGTGCGCGACGGCAAGATCCTCCCCAAGAACGCCGCCGCGCAGGTCAAGTTGCTCCTGAGCAACCCGGACCTGTTCGAGGAGTTGCTGCCGGAGAAGGCCATCGTGCGTCTCTCGCAGGAGTCGGGCACCGAGCCGGTGGACGACGAGCACAAGAACACGGTGGACGCCGAGGTGGCCCGTCTGACGGCCTCCACCGCTGCTGCCGCGTACGTCCAGGCCTGACCCCAGCAATACCTCAACGTCCCGTCACGACTCCTGAAGGAGCAGCAACATGGTCACCCAGTTCACCGGCAACGCCACTCCGGCCCCCGGCTACGTCACCGGCCCCGTCACGGCGGACGACGAGATCCTCTTCTCGACCGTCGGCTACGTCCAGAAGGGCGTCACGCTGAAGCCCGGCCAGGGCGTCCTCCTGGGGGGCACCGCCCTGATCCAGGACGCGGCCAGCAAGCAGTACATCAAGGCCACCGTCGCGGGCACGGCGGAGGGCATCCTCCGCAAGACCACGGACACCGGGGCGGACGCCCAGGCCCAGGTCTTCCTCGCCAACATCCTCTACGGCGGCACCATCAAGTACGCCGCCGTCTCGACCGCCAACTCCGGCATCACGGGTGGCCCCGACGCCATCCTGGGTGCCCGGGTCAACAAGGTTCAGGGCTTCTTCCGCTTCTGAGCCTGACGGCAACACCTTCGGGACGTTGAGGGTGCGGCTCCAGAACAAGAATCTGGAGCCAATCCCTGAGCGGTTCGCAGGACCGGTCGATAGTAAGT